TGCATCAACTTGTTTTGGATAAGCATCAGATAGTTTCCATTCAGCAACTTTTGACCATTGACGATTGTAATGTGTAATTGTCATTGGAGCAATGTATGTTTCAGGAACATTAAATTGGTTTGTATTCTTATCAACTATTCTGTCTATCCAATCCTGAAAAAATTTTAATTCTCTCAAATCTGAACTACAGTAAAACCCAAGTATAACATCAGCGAATACCTTTTTATATGCAACAGAACGAAAACCATCATCTTTATCTGTTGTAGCAATAGTGTTGCCTGGAAGTTGTGCTTGAAAACAATTAAGACGATATGCTAAAGCTTTAGCAGGTTTAATATTTCCAAGGTCTACAGTAAATAAGTTAGGTCTTGCGTATCCTCTATTTATATTTGCTTTGATGCTATCTATGGTTACTGCCATTTTATTCTCCGTTATAAATACTGTTGAATCTATATATTTATACATCTAATATGAATTATCAGAAGCACGTTGGCAAATATAAAGTACATAATAAGGCAAAATATGTAGCAGATTTGCAGGAAGTTGTGTACAGATCATCATGGGAGCTCAAGTACATGAAGTATCTTGATAGACACCCATCTGTAATTGAGTGGGCTTCAGAGAATGTCATTATACCATACTATAACCAGATTGAGAAGAAAACCAGACGATATTTTGTTGATTTTTATGTGAAAATACAGAATCCAGAGGGAGTGATTAAGAAGTATATAATTGAAGTGAAGCCTGCTAGTCAATGCAAGCCACCAAAGAAACGAAAGAGAATCTCTATCAAGTATAAGAATGATCTGAAACGATTTATAGTGAATCAGAGTAAATTCAAGGCTGCTCGTAAATGGGCAGAAAAACGTGGTATGGAGTTCATTATTTTAACTGAAAAAGAACTGGATATTCCAAAGAACCCTTATAAATATAATAAGAATGCCAAACTCAGCAGAAAATCTATTAAAGGATAAACGTATATTAAAAGCTTTGGCTATGATTGCAAAGTTTCCAGGTTTGAGAAGTATGTTTAAAGTGGTTGGCTCACTCTTATTGGGTCGTAAATTTAAATCATTAAGTGCATTAGGAAAATCATCTGAGTTCTTGGCAGTTGTTAAAAAGTTTAGTGCAGCAGAAGCTACGATGTATACACGTTTACTTGCACCACTTGGTTTTCCACAACTTGTTGTGAAAAGTGGTAGAATAATAAAGTTATCTGTTAAACATGATCCTATATCAACAGCACGAACAGTTGTTGGAGCAAAAGGTGGTGCAAAAGCTGAAATTCGTGTGAGTAAAGTTTTACAACAACACATAGATTTTTTACAAGAAGAATCGTTTTTTCAGAAAGCACATAAACAGGCAAAACAACAAGGTCTTATTCAAAGAAGTGAAGCTGCTCGTGAGTTCTATCAAGATCATGCTTTAACATATGGACAGAACTATCGTTCATTGAATATGTTGAGAAGTGGTGGTGCAAAGATTAGTAATATGTTATTGGGTCGTATGTACTTTTTTCGTTATTCACCAGATGAACCAGACAGTTCATATGATGAATTTCCACTAATCTTTATGTTGTATGAAGATCAGAACAATTTTTCTGGTATCAATTTTCATTATATGACACCAAAACAGAGAGCGGTTATACTTGGTAGAACATTTCAGTTTTTGAATAATACTAAATATAATAATAGAACAAAATTGATGGCTGGAAAGTTTAGAAATATAATACAGAGAAATAAAGCCTTTAGATGGGCAAAGGCATCATATAGACAATATAGACCAGAACAGATTAGGTCTAAGATTATTCAAGTTCATCCATTGGATTGGGAGTTAGCTATCATGGTACCGACAGAAAGATTTAAAACTGAACGAGGTGGTAGAACAGCATCTAAAAAGATTTGGTTTGAAACAACTAAAATAGCAAAAACCATTTAAGGGACAAGTACTATGACAGAAGAACATGCGTATGAGCCTGCACCTTTTATTGAGAGTGTTGGAAAAAATCATTTGGTGTATCCATCAGACCTATCACCAGAGAATTTTTATCCAGAGTGTATTAGTTTTACATTTCAAAAACGTCTAGGTATTGGTTTAAAAGATGCAGTTGATATAATTGGAGAAGCAATGACATCCAGATTTGGTTCAGGTTATGAGAATTATGCAAACGAGATTGATGATTATAAACAAACGAAAGCTGCCATAAATCCAGACCTTCCGGAAGAGCAAATAAAGCTTGCTGAAGGAATACTATTAGACAAGTGGAAAAAAAACCATAACGGCCAAGAACCTGATTTGAATAATCTTCAAAGAGTTATTTCTGGTATGAAGGAGTCGGGTAAAAAAACAGGAGCCTTCAATCAAAAAGCATTAGAAGCAAAAAAAGAAAGTAAACACATACTTGGTACTGTATATTTGAATATGCCTCAAACAATTCAATTTGATAATAGTGCAAGTTGGGCTGGTAAATCTTTAGGAGCAATTGGTAATGTTGTAAAAAATACGATAACTGGTGGTGGTTCTTTAGGCAGTGCCGCAAGTGCTGGTAAAGGAGCTGTAGTTGGTGGTGCTGGTGCAATTGGTGGTGCTGGTATCGGTGGTACTATTGGTTTTTTAGCAGATAAACTTGGACTACCTGCTGGAACTGGTGTTGGTGCATTAGCGGGTGCTTTTGCTGGAGGTGGTGGAATACAAGATGGATTAGAAGCAGCACTTAGTGTTGCACAAAATCCATATGAAGAAATGATGTTTTCAGGAATTACATTCAGAGAGTTTAGTTTTGATTTTTTGTTCCGACCACGAAATGGAGAAGAGATTGAAGAAGTTGAAAAGATTATTAGAATGTTTCGTACACATACAAGACCATCATATGTTGGAAGTACAATGGGAAAATCTTTTATGAATAATCCACAAGAATTTCAGATTAAGTTTTTAACAATGCAGGGTTTTAGAGATTATAAAATAAATAAGTATTTACCAAAAATCAAAACTTGTGTTTGTGATAAGGTAACAACAAACTATACACCACAAAGTGTTTGGACATCATATGAGAATGGAGTTCCAATAGCTATTACAATGTCACTTGGTTTTAAAGAAAAGGAATTGGTAATGGCAGAAGATATAGAATGGGAGGGGGGTTATTAATATGGCATACTTTGCTTATTTTCCAAAACTGTCTTATGATTTACGCAGAACATCTACAAATGCTCAAAATGATATTGTTACAAATATCATGGCTCGTGTTCTTGTTAAATCTAATAGTTGGAAACAATCTGACGACCAAGCAAATGAATTAGTGCGAGCAGCTAATGGTTTTGTGAAATATATTATAAAAGATGGTGATAGACCAGATACAGTTGCACATCAATTTTATGGTGATTCTGAATTACATTGGGTTGTATTATATGCTAATGGTGCAAGTATGCAACAGCCGTGGTATGATTGGCCTATGACACAATATGACTTGACTAAATTTGTTGCAAAGAAATATGGTAGTGGTAATCTTAATGCAACAAATCATTATTCATCTGGTGGGTTGGAAGTAGATTCAGATGCAGCTGGTGCTACTATTGTAACCAACTTTGGACACGAACAGACATTGAATGATGCTAAACGACCTATTAGAGTTATTCAGTCCCAGTTTGTAGATTTAGTGGTAGATGAATTTAAAAGACTAATGAAAGCTAGTTAAAAAATTATGCCTAATCAAGTAACAGTCGGTGATATTAAGATTGAAAAAATGAACATTGAGTGTTCAGCTGGAAAATGGAGTTTAGTTCCACATTTTGAGGAACTGAACATCTATGAAGATTTGTTTGAAAATACAATGACTGCTCATCTTACACTACAAGAAGGTTTTAATCTTCCATCTAAATTACCAATACAAGGAGAAGAAACTGTTGATATTTCTATACGGTTAACTGGTGTTAGTGATAATGAAACATCTATTATAAACCCACCTTTATTTCATGTGTATAATTTATCTGATAGATTCATAAAGACACCAAAATCACAGAGATTTTCTTTAGACTTGGTATCAGAACAGTATATGAGTAATATACATACAAAAATTAGTAAGTCATATTCAGATATGACTGCTGATGAAATTGTTGGTGATATATGGTCTAACTATCTTGATGATGATAAAGACTTATTTGTGGAAAATACAAAGAATAGTGAGCAAGTAATCATTCCAAATTGGCATCCTCATCAAGCTATCAATTGGTTGGCTAAACGGTCACAACCAGAAGATCATACATCAACTAGTTTTCTCTACTATGAAACTATGGGTGGTTCTCATTTTAGAAGTTTGAATGATATGGCAGAATCAGAACCTCTAATAACAATTTCTATGCCAGCAATGGTTGAAGATCCCGATAAGATTGAAGGATTGTCTAAGGGACATATAAATGCAGACCATATAATTCATATGAATCTGTTTGATAAAGTTCAAAATATTAAACAAGGTCAATATTCTTCCAAGTTACTTACACACGATATAGTTAAGAAGAAAATACATCAACATGATTTTAATGGTCATGCTGATTGGATGTGGAATAATCATACAGGTACATATCCACTTATAGCAGATTCACCAACTGAGTTACAAGCTGGTAATACTTACAGAGTTTCATTAGCTCCTCCATTTGATCCAAACTTAGCTGTGACAGATGGTAGACAATTAAGTGATTATACAGATAGTCATGTTGAGTTTTATCCAAAACATGATAAGATGTATGCAAAGACTGCCACACATGAATACGATAACAAAGTTGAAGAATGGAAACTCCGACGATCTTCACATTTACAAGTTTATGATAGTGTACGAATGGATGTTTATTGTGCTGGAGCAACATTCATACGACTTGGAATGACGGTAAAATTAATGGTGCCATCAACAGAAGGTACGAGTGATGGTAAACGAGAAAATGCATATGATAAGTATTTAACAGGAACTTATTTGATTACAGCAATCAAACATACTTTTACACAGGGTGAGAGTGGTAATTTTGGTTATAAGATGGTGTTGGAATTGAGTAAAGATGGATTGGAACAAATGCCATCGTATCGTATGCCAAGAAAACAGGGAGCTTCTAAATAATGTACGGAGATTTTGTCTGGTGGCAAGGCGTAGTAGAAGATAGAGGGGACCCATTGAAGTTGGGCAGAGTTCGTGTGCGTATTCTTGGTTATCATACAGATAGTAAGCAAGAGATACCAACGAATACTTTGCCATGGGCAACACCATCACAACCAATCACTAGTGCAAGTATAAATGGAATTGGTACATCACCAACAGGACCTGTTGAAGGGACTTGGGTCTTTGGTTTTTTTCGTGATGGTAAAAATGCACAAGAACCTGTCATTACTGGAACATTTGGTGGAATACCAGAAGATAAACCAGATACTAAACTTGGTTTCAATGATCCTAATGGTGTCTATCCAACACAAGAAGTTAAAGAAATAGCTCCATGGCATGCAGCTCTTAACGAACCAGATACAAATCGTCTTGCAGTAAATAACAATGCAAAACAACATCCAGTATTACAAGTAAAGAAAGATGCACGAACTGCTAATGGTAAAGATATACCAATGGCTAATGTACAAACTCAATGGGATGAACCAGAAGTTCCATATAGTGCTACATATCCAAAGAATCATGTACGACAATCTGAGTCTGGACATATAGAGGAGTGGGATGATACAACAGACTATGAGAGAATACATAAGTATCATAGGTCTGGTACATTTGAAGAAATACATCCAGATGGTACGACTGTCCATAAAATCGTTGGTGATAATTACACTATCAAGGCTAAAAATGACAATGTGCATATAGTGGGGAACTGTAATATTACCATTGATGCAAATGCTAGTTGGTATGTCAAGGGTGATGTTGAACAACAAATAGATGGTGACTGGAATATAGTCTGTAATGGTACAAAGACTGAATATGTCAAGAAAGCTGTCAAAGAAACATATGATGATACTCAAGATATTACTGTTACGAAAACTGTAACAGAGGACTATAAATCAAATAAATCTGAAACTGTTGCCAGCTCAGTACAAGAAACATATGGTAGTACACAAACAACGAATGTATCCAGTACTTGTAAGATTACTGGATCAACTATTTTACTGAACTAATATTATGCCTATTACATTTACAACAGGACTAACACCAACATTTCCGGTCGATAGTTTTGGATCGGCTAAAGAACACGTTAAACAACTAGCTACTGCCCTAACTGGTGGCACTGCATTTTTTAATCCACTAGATACTAGTGTCACAGCATTGGTAGCACGAATTGATGTTGTTCTAGGACTACTAGCTACAGATATATCTAATTCAACAGCAGATGCTGCTGAGTTTGGTGCATGGCAGGGTAATTCATTTCTACCAACAGGTTGGAATGATGCTTATCTTGATGGATTAACACAATATGATGGAAATAACGGGATAGCTTTAGCTAGTACTGTTAGTGCATATGTTACCACTTGTACTGAGTTACAAACGAAACTCACAACACTCAAAAATTATCTGACAGTTGTTGACCTTGATAACTTCAAGTTACACATGGAACTATTGTCTGGTATAGATGATGCTCCCCCATCTGGTATTATTAAACCAAATTTACATGGACTGATGGGCATAGCTATGGCAATTACAGACACAGAAAATACGTTTGGTATAACATTCACTAACTATCTTACAGGATTGTTTGGAACATTATTCACAGGTGATGTTACAATTGCAGCTGCACAGACACATATGGATACAAATCCATTCTCTGGTGGGACCTATGCTAGTTTGAATGTTTCATCCAATGTAAATAAGGCATATGTATCTGGTGCTACTGGTGATGCATTACCATGGGAAAATTCTATTGTAAGTGCCAAGATTGCAACAATCACACCATCCATTACTGCTTATGTAGCTTCTATTGATACACATCAAGATGCATTCACATCTCACATTACAACGGACATGGCATATTATAATATGGTTGTAGACAAACTGGAACAATACATACAAGCATATACTGTATCTGGACATATACAAGACCCTTACTACAGATATATGTATGAACAAGTATTTGGAAGTTCTGTCATACAAGGAGTCATAACAAAATTGAATAGTGGAGAGATAGAATAATGCCAGCTGCAACTCGTATAGGTGATGCTGACGTAACACATTGTTCTACACCATTTAGAGCTCAAGGTTCTCCTAATGTTTTAGTGAATGGTATCCCTTGGTCAAGACAAGGTGATATTAACACAGTTCACTTAAAACCATGTGGTTGCCCTCCTTGTTGTTGTCCACATGCTATGCCAATTGCCAAGGGCTCGTCTACGGTGATAGTAAATGGCCGTGGTTCTGGTAGAATTGGTGATGCTATCGTAGCATGTACATCTGTTGCCCAAGGCTCACCAAATGTTTTCGCTGGAGGTTAATACGCTGATGAACTACCATTATACATACTACTATAATCGACACATAGGAGAGGACTATGGCAGAGTATTCAGAAGTATCGCAACTCAGG